TGCTTAATCTGCCAGGATTAGAACCCGAAGTGATAGAAGGCTGGTAATATTCTATAACATAGCAAGCCCCTCTTCTGCTTACAAAAAAAGCGGTTGAGGGGCTTTTAATAATCATCTTTAAAATAAGCGGACCAGATGCACCTGGTCCACTTTGCAACTTAACAGAAACTTCCAATAGCTTAAATTATGAAGTAGTTTTTTCAATCCACGCCCGGAACGGGCGAACAGCAACTGTTAAGTTGATATTTCGATACGCAGAGTATTTAATACTCTGGATTTCTTTTATTTTAACATTACAGAACCGTTTTGTCAATGTGACAAAAATCAGCACCAATCAATTTTTAGAGGCTGAAGTACGCTTAAATTATATACCGTCTGGCAATCTCGTCATACTCTGCCAACTGCAACGCTCCCTGGTCATCCGTTACCATGCACTTTCCTTCTTCGGTCCCTTTGTCCGGGCAAAGGAAATATTTTCGTCCGTCCGGTGCTGTCTGATAGCCTGTCAGCATATATCCGGCAGCATCAAACAAATACCATGCAGATGTTCCTGTTGTTACCTCCATCAACCAGTACCAGCCGCCGTGTGCGTAGCTGCCATCTTTGTACTGATACCACCAACGCTGCCCATCGGCAGCCCGAATAAAGCCTTCTCGATAAATCTCAGGTTCTCTCACAAGGCTCCAATCTGGCAGGCCGTAGCCCAAAATACGGGAGTATGTCTTATCATATGACTTCGTGCATACTCCGCCGCCATTTTCAACCACGCCAGACGCGCCGGATGTATTTCCCTCAATGGTCTTAACTTTGCTGGCCGTCACCTCTGTCACTATGCCAGTGTGGTATGCTCTTGTCCCATTTGTAAAAAATACGACCGCTCCCGGTTCCGGTGTCCTGCTCCACCGGCCGGCTGCCTTAAATTGATTAACCCCCGTCGGGCAGAAATGGTACAGGGCGCCGCCCAGCATCTTTTTGGCCGTCTCCAAGCCAAAGGCCTGTACAAATACCTCCGAGACATACATCGCGCACCAGGGCTGCGCCTGAAGATTATACCCAGTATGCTTATAATAGTCCCTGGCAAAACAGGTGTAATTATTGCTGCCAGCGTTGGCCGTAAAGCTGTCCAGGTCTTTATTGCTCTTCTTTTCCAGATATCCATTCCATTTCTTCGCTGTCTGAATCAATTTGTTCACTGCATTCTGCATATAAATATCCCCCGTAAAATAAGGCCCCGCTAAAGCGGAGCCGTGAATAGTTGGTTTACCTCTGCCTTGACGTGGCAGCCTGCGAGATATGGATCACCTCCATTTACTTACTATTTCCCTCGATGTATTGTTTGAATAGCTGGTGTGTTCCCGTGGCTCCCAAGCCACTTATAAGCCCCTGCAATATAACCGTCGGTGTGATTGTCCAATTACTTATCCATGCGGCGAGAGCAACGCCTAAGACAGCGCACAGCGTTGGTATGTATTTATTGTCTACATCGTTCATCCACTTTTTGACTACATAGCCTACACACAAACAGATACCCAAAACAACCGGTATCATATACTCCTGCAAAAATTCCATTCTATTCCTTCCTTCCCTCTGGCCCATACGGCAAGGCCATGCATCGATTATACAGTTCTTCTCCTGTTCCGTTCCCGCCTAATTTTTTATACGGGCGGAACATATATTCAAGGTTGTCTCGATCATCGATTGAGCAATACCTCTGCTTGAGATAATATTGGCATGCCTGATATAATCGGTCATGGAGGAGGGCCAGCATTCCTTGTTTGACCAATTCCTGTTCCTTTTTCCACCCATATACTCTCTTAAGCAGCCATCCAATAGCTCCGGTCAGGATAATCATAATTTCCTGTACCCAATACTTTAAGATAAACTCGCCCACTCTTCTCTCCTTACTCACCGGCGATAATAGCCTGTTTATCAATCTCTGTAATCCACATTTTTCGTACGGCTGCCGATAACAGTTCCTCATTCTTTGTATCTCTGTAAATTCTTGTTAAAGTTCTAATCATACTGGTTCACCTCCCATCAATGCTTCCGTTGTCAGTATATCTGTTGTCTCTTCTAATGCTTTTATACGCTCCGAGAGCCGTTCCTCGGCCGTTTTCTTCCGCAGGCTATAAGTTGTAAGGATACTTCCATCTAAACGCTCTACAGATGTTTCATATGCTAACACAAGGTCAGTATAGGCTTCTGCCGTTAAACCCGCACTATTCTTGATTTGCACCTGCGACAGGTTGTCCTGGGTCATCAGTTCCCATGTCGCCAGCATATGGTTTTTACTGTCTGCCACCACTTTCAGTTCTCCTAAACTCGCTCCTGTTTCCAGATCGACTTCAATCCCATTTTTAAATACAAGTTTTTCTTTTTCCATTTTTGTTCTCCCTTCACGGACATTTATATGTTATAATAAATTCGAGAGTTAACCCCTCTCCCAGGCAGCCAGTTTCTAAATATAACGGCTGCCTCTCTTTTTACTTCGGTTAAATTGTCATTTTTCAGATTCACCGGAAAAGTTTTATCTCAGGAGTTTCCGGTGAATATTTTCCATCCTGTCCACGTATATGCATTATTTTTTTTTATACAAGAATTTATTGCTATTTTTGAAATACTGTATGACAATAAAATTACGGATAAAGTATCCCATCTATGAACAACAAAACCACCAGAATAGCTAAAGCCGGACGGAACATTTTTACTTGGATTTGAAATAGTTATATAACTGAATCCATATCCGTTGAACAATGTTTGTAATATTTCGATAATATCATCTTCGTCTCCGACTTCTATATATCCTTTTAGTTTGCCGTTGACCATCTCGCCATTTAACCGATTATATTTTTCCAGTAGGTCAGTTAACCGCTGGTCAATAATCGGCCCAAGTGCCGCACTTAATACCATTGATGCGTCCGTGGAGAGAAGATTATTAACAATCTTCGTCGCATCAATCTTTCCATCAACAAGTTCTTTTAAAGTTTTCGCCGCTGCTGCGTCAAACGCTTTTATCCCCGCAACCGTCTGCGTGTATCCATTTATCAAGTCGGCTTTTGTTAATGCGGTGCTTCCTATGTCAGGCTGTAATTGTTCGATAAGGGCCGAAAGGTATTCAACATATGTCTGTGCCTGCTCCTTGATTTTTTCAAGTTCCGTTATGTACGGCCCCGCCGGTATTTTTCTGTCATAGGTTGGATTGTATCTTGCCGTGAAAACAAATGCTGCCGTCGAAACTCTCCCGCCGGTATATTTTATCGTTACAGTCGCTACTATTTTCCCAGCCGCTTCCAGTTCGTTCCCTTTGAATGTATATGCGTACATTCCCTTTGTTCCGGTAAGATCACCTGTTACAATATTTCCATCAGCGCGCAGGAATGAAATGCTGGCCCCTGTATCTCCGGTAATGTATTGTTCGTCATCCTTCACCGCAATTGTCAGTTTTGCTTCTCCGTAGTCTCCTTGCGTAAATGCAATATCTGTCTGTATGGCCTGGGGAGACTTTAAATTTAAAATTACATTTTGTGTCACGCCTTATACCACCTTTCCTAAAATTACGTAGGTTCCGCCAATTTTAGCCATTGCAACCTTGTCACCCACCGCTGGTGTATATCCTGAAAGATACTTATATAATTTCTGACTGTTTTTTGTTTCTCCATAAAATTTTACAATCGGGCGGCCGCCTGATAGCGCCGCCACTTCTGCCATGCGTAAAGCTCCTGAATCCCGTCCATAAAACTCTCTTTCTTCCCTGATTTTATCTTTGTTGTTATCAAACATCATATTAGCGTTATCCTTTTTATATTGTGTGTCATGCTCCCGCCTATCGCAAGTTCCATCGACCAGGAGCTTTCAATAAATTTTTCTGCCATCCCCATTTTGTCGTGTCGTACAAAATAACAATCCTTGTACCCATGGTGCGGCATTAATGCAGTTGTCAGCGACATAGAATCATTGATTTGTGATTTTTCCACCGCCACCCTTTTTGTATAATCATCCAACGTGGCCTGATCCGCTATATCATCCACCGCCTCAATATCCACAATTTTTCTTCCGCGCCTTACCGTGCTTAAAATACTGTCCGCAGAATCATTTATATATTCACTCCGCAATGGTTCTGCGTCCGGGTTTTCCACGTATCTGATTATAACGTTTGGTACATTATATAAATCTTGCTTCCTGCTGGCTCCCGGTCTTATGATACTTAGGCCGTCCGTCAGGTACTCGTCCTCTGCCCGGCGTCCGCTCGGTACGATGTAACGTTCCGATACGGCCGTCCCAGTGCGGTCAAAATGTAAGGGATTATAGTTGATTGCATATAATAAATCATTTACCACCGTCAGCTTATCCGTTCCAATTTCAAATTCCAACGCATTCGGCACAGTTAAGTTCCCCCCCTCGATGCTTACTTTTGTCATCCCCGCCGTGGCGATAATTCTCCGAACTTCCTGATCATATTTTGCTCCCTGTGGTATATATAGTCGGTCAGTAAGCTTGTCTTCTTTTAAAATCACGCTTTTGTCATAGCAATCCACATTATATGTTGTATGACCTCCGGACGAAAAAATCTGCGGTGATGTCATGATGTAAACGCCAAGTGGAAATCGAATCCATCCGGCAGGAGATAAAAGTAACATATAGGCGGCCAGTCTTGCATCAACCAGATTTATTCCCTTCACCTCTTCTTCCGCTATCGCAAACGACGCCGTTCCCATAATCTCCGCTCCGGCATCAAACGAAACGTTTCCTTTTATGCTGTGCAATGTCTTGACGTACTTTTCCTGGCTGTTTAGCAGGTCGCATTCAAAAGATATCTGCCTGTTTTCCTTTAGAAGTTTTTTGATTTGTTTATCTGTATAACCGTTCTGTGATAAATCATACATTGTCAAACCTCACCTTCTCTTCGTAATCAATTTCAGTCATGGTAATTCCAAAATTGTATCCGCCGAAAAATAACTTCTGTGTCATGGACAGGGAACCAGCCGAACAGAACATTCTATATTCTCTGTTCCTTACGCAAAATGTCTTCCCCATGCTGACCAGACTTTCCAGATATCTCGCATCTGCGGCGTATAAAAATCCAGATAAATTGATTGTTCTTGTGATTAAATCTCCTATTTCCATCACTGGATAATTTCGTCCAGTGTAAGTGTTCAGGCTTTTTTCGCGCTCCGCACCAAGGCCCAGCTCCATTTCTTCATCTTCTGACAGTATTATCCTAATCCGTTTTTTAAGATTGTCGACCGGGGCAATGTAAGTTCCCTTGTATGATATGTATGTTTCCACAATGTCGCTATCTGTATAGGATTGTGTGTAGGCCCTGACAAAATACCGATATCTTTTTCCGGATCGCATTGTAAAATCCTCATATCTTTTTTCTATCGTCTGTACGATTGGAATAAATTCCCCTCCGTCTTCGGAACGGTATATAAAGTACGTCGTTGCATTTCCGGAATATTCAAGTACTGCGTAATCCCCTTGATTGTATGCTTTTAACGTTGGCTTGTTCGGTTTTGTTCCCGAAATAGTAAATGTTCTTGATATCCAGTCACTCCACATGTCGTAAAGATTTGATATCCTTAGTAATGCAGCATACATCCCGTCTGGCAGTATTATATCAGGGACGTAAACATCATCAATCCCTCCGGCAATTCTTCCGCTGTCGTATATAACAACTGCGTTTTTTGTTATCTGTATTTGTGCGGCAACTTCCTCTGCTTTGGCTGCCTCCCATCTAATTTCTGTTATTGCGTTGTTTTTTGCACTGCTTATTTCCGGGGTTGGAGGTTTCCCTACCACAAAAAATTGGGCGGTCGAAAACTCCGAGCTTAGTCCTTTTGCGTTATAGGTCTTTACCCTCCATTCTACAACACCATTTGCAAAGCTTGACGCATCCATTGTGTGGTGTTTATTGGACGATGTTACCGTCCTTGAGTTCCACAGTGTATCAGATTGCATTTTCCATCCAAATTCATATTTTGCTTGTCCAGTCGATGTCCCGGCATTATATTCCCATTCAAATGTGACAGTTCCTGAGTTTTCTAAAATATCTCCAATCGGGTACTTTAATGTCGGAGGGAGCGGGGTTGAATCTGTATAGTTTATTACGATTTGTGGCGAATTTCCCCCTTCGATCGTGGAAAATAACACTCTGCGATCTCCTCCGCTGGAATTGATTGACAGAGTGAAATTGTTTTTCCCCAAATTTCCTGTTATTAAATTTGCAATATCGAACTCGATCCAGGCGTTATACGAAGAAGACTCTGCCAGAAAAACAAAATTTCCTCCTGATTCCAACACTGCTTGATTGGCATACTGGGCGAAATCTTCGTAAAGCAACCCGTCTGGCAGTCTAAATGATATGTCGTAAAGTTTTGCAAATATTTTTTTATTTGCATCGCTTTCCTTGCAGTATAATCTCAGTTTTGCTGACGATATTGATATATCGGTTAATGCAGGAATATTGAACTGGGTAATTCCAAACGAATTATTCCCGGATACCATCATTTCCCCGCTGCCTGCGTAAGGACCTGAAAATTTATTGACATATGTATCATATACTGCATTTATAGTTGCTGTTCCCATTAGATTCTCGCCACCCCCGTTCGATATGCCATCTGCTCCCGTTCCGCCATTTCGACAAGCCTGTTAAATTCCTTTACATTGTCTGACTGAATGTTGAAAATATAAGTATTTCCCGAACCTTTCATCCTTGACGAATCTCGATTGCTATATATCCTGCTGCCACGCGGCAATTCTACAAGCTCTGGTCCTTCTTCGCCTACCCAAGTTTCACCGCCACCGTAATACTCTGTTCCTCTGGCATTATATTTCGGTTTCGATTGTCCGCTCTTTTGGGCCGCATTTACTATTTCGTTTCCGACCGTTTTGACTTCGCTCATTGACTCTTTTATGGCCGACGCCCCTCCAACGACCAAGGCAATAGCCGCTGCAATTGCAAGCAATACTATTAATAGCGGGGCCAATCCCGCCGTTGCTGATGCTCCCCCAGCTCCAAGCGTTGCAGATGCGGCAGCGGCTAATAGTGATTGATTCCTGAAAGATATGATTGCTTTTGTTACAAATCCAAACACTATAAGCAGGGTGCCAAAAACCGCAGACGCCACAAGAACTGGCGTTGGAATTGAACCTATTATATCTACTAATTTTGTAAGTATCGGAAGCAGGGCGATTCCCAATTGCAATTTTACCGCCTCCACTTTCCTGTTCATTTCCTGCATTTCATCATCAAGCTCTCCTGCGCTTTGCAATAAGTCATTGCTTAAAACATACCCCGTCTCATGCGCTTGATTTCCAAGTTCTCTCAGGCGTTTGCTGCCAGCTTCAATTAATGGATTTAAATCTCTTGCAGAGCGTCCAAATATATCCATCGCCATACTGTCTCTCTCTGTTTCGTTGTTTACATTTCCCAACGCATCGATTAAATCGTAAAATGTTGTTTCGGCATCTCTTAACGTTCCATCTGTCTCCTTGTATCTCACTCCAAGTCTGGCAAACTCTTTTTGTAAATCTTTATTCCCGTCCCGCGCGTCTGACATCGTCCGAATCATTTTTGTCATTGAGCCGTTCATTGTTTCAACTGATACGTCAACAAATTCTGAAGCGTACTGTAATTCCTGTAATGTATCTGTCGATAATCCGCTTGTTGATGATAGTGTCAATAGGTTATCGGCCGTTCTGGATAACTCGAGACTGAGATTTGCGTATATTCCCGTAATTCCCCCTATCAGGGCAGCTCCTTCAAACAACTGCTTGTTTACTCCGTCAAATTTAGAAGCGAATGATTCCAAAGCCGGATTCATTTCTATTCCGAAAAAATCTGCTGTTTTTCGTATGGATTCTCCAAATGAATCGTTCTTTTTCTCCGCTGCCCCCATTGCCTTTTCCGTCTCTTTCAATTGTCCTTCCAATTTCAAAAGACTTGTCCTTTGTTGTAAAAGGGCTTTGTCCGCGGCATCTACCGCCTTTTCATTATTTTTATTTGCACTTGTTGCTTTGTCATAGCTTTTTGCAGCTTCAGAAACAATCTTTTTCTGTAATTCGATTTTCTGAGTGAGGAAATCGTGCTTAATTCTGAGCTGGTCTGTTTCCGTTCCGTATACTTTAGCCTCTTCCGATGCTCTATTGAATTCCGCTGTTAAAACTCCCATTTTTCGGTTGCACTCCGTAATGCCTCCCGAAAAATCCGAATAGTCAAGACCTAACACAATTGTTTTTTTATATGTGTTACCCAATATCCCACCCCTCGATCTGTTTCATGCTGCTTATCGTTTCACTTTCTCTTCTATCGTTAAAATATTTTGATTCGTATACTTCTTCGTTAATTGCCGCATTCTGCATGTTTTTTTCATCTACATACATGTCAATCATCTTTATGATTTTTCTAAATGTAGATGTCCAAAACTCCGGATCGGTTCTTTTCATTTTGATACAGTACATATAATACAAATAATCAAAATCAAAATTTATAGCGACAGATTCATTGCGAGCCGATCCATAATTTTTTTTATTTCTTCCTGCCTCTCTTCATCCAAAGAATTCATTAATGATTCATTGAACATTCTTATTATTTCCGCCCCGGAAGAAGGCGCCATACGTTTTGACAGCACCGCCGCATCCGAATAACTTAATTCCATTTCCTCCGAAGCATTCACCGCAGAAAATAGGCACAGAGCCAGCATATCAACTTTCTGTAACGTGTCCTTATTAATTTTCATCTCTGCCAATTTGTTTTGAAATATAAAAACACACTTCATATTGAAAATTCCGTGTAACTCTCGTTTATTTTCTGGGTCTCTTAATACGATTTCTTCGGCTGGACTAATATCAATAAACTTTGCCATTGCAATTCTCCTTATTTCGCTGCCGGCGGCGTTGACGGTCCGGTTTTAAACCAATCTTCGATTTGCTTTGTTGTTAAGTCCGCGTTTGCTGTATCTGCAAAGTATCTTAACTCTCCGTCAAAATCACGCGGAACGAAATTAATTGTAATGCTGTCTGTTGAAAAGTTGATACTGTCTGTCGACTGCTGCATGGTTCCGTTAAACGGCTGCGCCCGTCCTTTTAAAAGCCAAACTAATTCATTACACTTGTTGGTCCCTTCCACTTCAAATCCAACCGCTAAAAATGGAGCTTCGTCTCCCGCTTTCTCGATCAGGATTCCGTTTTCGTATTTATGCCCCAGGATTTCTGCGCGGTCTTCAATTGCAATTTTGTTAACGTCCAATACTGCGGCTATTCCATTCAACTTTGCAATGTTTTCTGATTGCGCTCCCTCTCCGTACAGTACACCGGAGGCCAGCGACGGTGTAAGCTGCACCTGCATTGCCTTCCCAAGTGGCTTTACCTCTCCATATTCAGTCCCAGCCGCTGTATCGCTTGTTAACAGTGCATAAACCATGTTTTTGATATTGATACGATTTGTTTTCTTTGATTTATTTACCGCCATGTTTTACTCCTCTCTTATTTTCGAAAACTGGATCATGGCACGCCACGCTTTCCCGTTTGTGTCATACATGTATGTAATATCCGGTATTGTAGTTGATGCGTTCATCTGGATGTCTTCGCTCAGTTTTCTTGCCCTTGTTTTGATTGTTTCCCGGTTTCTGTCCCAAACATCAATTTGATATCCTTCCAGTCCTTCACTTTCGGCTCCATCACCTTCCAGACCCGACGTATCCGAAAGATGGGACCATGTTGCGCATGGAGGTATGATTGGTTCAAACAATTCAATGACAGGTATCTTTAATGATTCTACAATCAAGCTTTTTATTTCCATTACTGCACCACCTTCTTCAGCATCTCGTCGATTATTTTATTAGTATCTCCTTCAGACGCCGTTACCGCGCGACCCATGAAATTAGTCCCCTGTACAAATGTCACTCCGTCCCTGGCTATATGTCCATCACTGACTGGCCCCCACTTATATCCCGTCATTTTCCCGCCTCGCACGCTAACATAATGATTACCCATCTTGTCTTTTCTGACACTTGACTGCACATCATCCTTCAGATGGGTGTAAGGTCTGCTGCCATCATAATTTGACGGCATGATTTGTTTTGCCCTTGTCTCGACGTCTGAGTTGTGGAGGAACCGAATTACATTTTTCTTAATGTTCCTTCCGATTTTTCCTAAAACAGCTTTTTCCTGATTCTGCAACTCCTTCGGTAAAGCATTCAGCATCTCATCGATCGACTTTACCGATTCTTCATAATCCATATTGACTTTCATATCATCACCCAATCGTCAATTCCACTTCATCATTTTCCTGTGCTTCGTACGTTCGGTATATGTTATATTTTCTTTCATTGTATATGACTTGTGATGGCTCCTCGATGGTTCCGTCATCGTTTACCACAAAGCTTAATTCGTAATCCGGCTGATATATGGATAGGGTTAACCTGGGGCGAAGTCCAACGGCATAAGCGGCGTAATATTCACTTCTTACTACTGATTTCTTCTCACAAAATACCCTCGTTTCCTTATCGGCAATGTTCTCTCCGATCGCTTTTCTGGTTATCAGTGTACATTCGTCATTTCTCATGGCTGTTTCTCCGTTGGCAGTCCGTACCCGGTTGCCATCTGCATCTGTGCTTTTTGTTCGTCATAGGCCGCCTTCATTCGTTCCATTTGGTCGCCCGGCCCCATATACACCGCGCAGTATGTAATTACTGCGCGGCCAATCAATGGATCGTCAGGATTTTTATTTCCTACTCCTGCGATTTCTAAGTCCTTCAGGGCCGCCTGGATAAGGTCCTCTATCTCCGAGTCAAAGGCTGTCGTTTTGATTCTCAGTGCCATCTTCACTTTTTCCAGCATAGCCTATCATCCCTTCTTTTTATGATGCGCTTTTTGGAATCTTCAGGGCCACGAATCCATTTTTCACCACAACGTCGCCGCCAATTTCTACATCTCCCCGGATCGTATCCATGAGTTTATCAAAAGCAAAATCTTCTGATATGCGGATTTCATAATCGGAGAATAAATCAAGTTCGAAACATTGTGGATTGCCATAAAACATTGTCAGCGTATCGGATGATGCAGACTGGGCAGTTCCGGCGCAAGCCGTTAAATTGCTATTGATGCAGTACCGCACCGACAGGCCGCCATCTTTGATAATTCCGGTATTGGGGTTATCTGTATCCGGTTCGATTTCATATACCGCCTTTTTCTCATTCGTTCCTCTTACATCTCCAAACGCAATCAGGTCAAGCTTGTTTAAAAACAGCACAGCTCCACCAACGACGCTTTCGTCTCCCCCGTATGCCAGTGTGATTTTTCTTAAGGTTTTTTCATCAATGACGCCCTTAGAACCGGTGACTGTAGCTGTAACACTTTCATTCAGGTCGGATTCTTTTAATGCTGTTGTAACCAAAATTGCAGCTTTTTTTCTCAAAGAGGTTAACGCCTGCTCGTGTACCTTCTGCTGATAGGCAAGCGGTGTCTGTTTTTTCGCCTGCTTTGAGATGTATGATAAAACAGCCACGGAATCCGGCGTGATGGTAACAAATCCAAAGGTCGGCTCTTTATTCGTGGCCGCCTCTCCTTCTGTCTGGTTGTCTGCCGCTGCCGCGTCCGTATCGATATAGGCAACTTTATTACTCCCCATGCCGGTACAGTTGACGATTTTTACCAAGTCAATAATGCTTGATACTTTTTTTCCTACACTATCGTTAATACCGCTTACCTGTGTCGGCGTCGCCAGCTTCCCTCCGCTTACCAGAACAGAACGAACTTCTTCTGATTTGACATTGGTTTTTCCTGTCTCTGCAAACTTTTTCGCCCGTGCCTCGGCCTCATTTTCTCCTCCAAGGTCTTTCAGCTTTCTTGTTGTCACTCCATTTTCCCTAACGTCATCCTCTAACTTTCTTCTCTTTTCCGCCTGCGCTTCCAGTTCTGCTCTGCGTTCTTTCAACTGCCTAACTTCTTCTGTCAGTGCATCCAGATCGGCATCCCTGTTTTCCATTTCCGTCTTAATCGCTGCCATTCTCTCTTCAATGTCACTCATCATCATTTCTTTAATTGTCATTTCATACCTCCATCAGTAAATTTAGTTTTTTTAATTTTCTCGCCCGTTCCAGTCTCTCCGCTTCAATTTCCGCGATCACTCCGTCGCTAAATTTCCGGGCGCTAATTGATGTCGCATCGTTGGCCGGTATTGATACCGGGCTGACATCATATAGCTTGCTTATCTTTTTTATTGTCCTAAGACAGGTTTCAACGTCGTTTTCGTAATCTTCCGTATAGGTTTTCTGGTCTTCCTTTACCGTAAATCCAAACGACATCTTATCTGTATATCCGCCTTTTATCTCCTGATATAATTGACGTCCGATATCTGTCCCTGATAGGTCCGCTGTGATTTTCAGCCCCACGGAATCAACTTCCAGCTTCAACGTATTGTTTTTATTTCTCGCGAACACACGCCCTTCATGATCGTACTGCATGATTACATCCGACATGTCGCATTCCGTAAAGGCTCCTGGGTCTATCTGCTCGATTATTTTGTAATATCTGCCCTCGTACAAGGTATAGGGCTGATTAAATGTAGTTGCGTATCCTTCTACCATCATAGCGTCCGGTTCTTCTTCCAAGGCCCTGACGCTCATCGTCATGCCTCGATATTCCCGGCCATCCTCCAGTTTATTAATCTGTTTATTTGTCAGTGCCACTTGTCAGGTCATCCCCTTTCTTTGTTATGCTTCCATCAATTCCCAGGAGATAGTATTCCCCTCGGATACTGTACGCCTGCCCCATTCCATTGGGGATCGGCGGAAGATTCCATATTTCTCTGATTTCGTCCCGGTTCATGATTCCCCGATCTGCCATCTGCGCTGATACGTTTAACTTTTCTGAATTGCTCATGTATTGCAGTCGGTTCGCCGTCGCCATGATGAATGATTTTGCGGCCCGTTCTTTTTCACTGAACAGCATTTTTGTTGTGACGTCTGAAAACTGAATGGCAAACGGTTCGATTCCCCCCTCGTAAAATGCGCTCCATGCATCCCCGTAGGCTTTGTTTTGTAGTATGTCGTCGTTTACCCCGTAATAATTAAATACGTTTGTTTTGATTGCTGTCATCTGCTGTGCATCAATCACGAATGGGCTTGATTGTATCTGTTTGATATCCGAATATGTATTGGGGAAAAGCAGAACTCCGCCGGATTCTTTTTTTAAATTTTCGTTTGTAAAACGTTCCCGTTCTTTTGTCAAGTCTTCTGTTTTTGTAAAATTAGTAACCCGAGCCATAAATCGGAAGGTTGCCGAGTTTTTAACTGCCTCTTGTATCCCCTGATTTTGAATATCAATCAGCTCCATTGTCGGTGTCAGTGCCGTATTTGACTCTCCGAAAAAATCATCCGAATACTGAAACTTTGTCATAATGCCGCATCGATTCATTTCGACTACAGCCGTGTTCCCATTTTGGAATGTGTAAGAAAGCCACGGTTCCCCTCTGTAATCTTTTATCTCGCACAGTGACGGAAGAATCGGATATATTCCGGTTATCTCTCCGTAATCATCCTCTACCGGAACAATAAACGCTGTGTTTTGTACATCAAGAATCGTTGATAACCGGTATAGAAACTGCCCCCATGTTTGCCATTGGTTTGGCCCATTCTTTAACTTCGTTTGTAACTTTGGTTTTGCGCTTCCCTGCGGAGTGACCGATAATTTGCTGATATGCGTTGCCCTCGCATGGATCGCGGCCCGGACAAGCTCGCTCTCATAAACAGCACCATTCCAACTCGTAAAGATTGGCGTGTATCCGGTAAAGGTCTGAAAGAAATCGGCCGCATTGCCTTTTACTGGTCTTTTAAACACTTTATTAAACAGCCCCATTTTTCAACTGCCCTCCTATCTCTCCATACCATTTTTGTCTCACTGTCATAGCATCCAGTAGTGCAGCTCCTCCATCGATATGATCTGATTGTGTTATTTTAATTGCCTTACGTTTTCCGCTTTCTGCGTCAATCTTTAATGCCATGTTTAACAGATGTACTTTTAATAGGTCATTATCTCCGATGCAAACCACACCATCTTTTATCAGCCCTTCCGTCTCCTGGATTACCGGCGTTAAGTTGTAGCCCTGATAAACGTCATCCATGTGAAAGCCATATTGTTTCATGTCCTGTACTAGGTATTGGGCCGTATAGCGGTCATATCCTGTCTGAAGGGGATAAATGCTGTATTCTTCGACAAGCATTTTGAACCAGTCAAAACAGTCTTGATAATCAACAAAATTTTCCCCCGATAGCTTCAGTATCCCTCTCTGCACATATGCCTGATAGGGAAGTCCATCTCTTATCGTTGCCTCCTCTATCTTTTCCGCAGGCAAGAAAAACTGCGCTAAGACGTATAATTTTTCATCTTTTTCAATGACTGCCATACAGGCTGTGAGGTCTGTTGTTTGAGATAGGTCAATCCCTCCAACGCAGTATGAGTCTCTAAAATCTTCGATCCGCAGGTGTGGTCCGCAGCATTTTTCCACATCCTGAGTCGACAGCCATGCCTGTGTACTGTTCTGCTTAATGTTGCAGTATTTTGTCAGAAACTCCGCTTTTTTACTTAAGCTGCCTTCCGCTACTGCAATTTCCTCTATCAGATAATCCACCGATACCGACACGCCTAAGTTTGGGTTTGATTTTCTCAGTTCGTTGATGTCGTTCCATTTTTCCACATCATCAATCATGTACAAAAATGGCGCCAGGCGTTTTTCTTTCGAATCTCCAAGCAGGAACCTGGTTGCCCTTTTTACCAGCTCATCATAGATTCCCTCATTGATGTATCCCGATGTGCTGATTGATAGAATGATTGGCTGCTTTCTTGCGCCCAGGGCCGATTTCATAACCTCGTATTGTTTCAGTCCCTGGTCCCCCGGCCAACTGGCTACCTCGTCGCAAACCGTCAGATGTGGATTGAAGCCGTCCGACTTCTTTGCGTTAAAAGCAATTTTCTTCACACTGCTGTTCGTGCTTTCCACATAAAAATCTGATTTCCGCCTTTTTATCAATGCTTGTAATTCCGGTTCTTTTTGTATGGTCTGCCAGAACGATTGATATACCAAATCAGCCTGATCCAGCTTCGGGGCTACACAAAACACTTTTGCCCCATACTCCCCGTCAAGGAATAAGCAGTAAGCAATAATCCCGGATGCAAACAGTGTTTTTCCGTTTTTTCTTCCAATGACAATTAGAAACTCTCTGAAAATTCGTATTCCGGCGTCGTCAACAATTCCGAACATAATTGATACAGTAGATTTTTGCCATGTTTCCAGCTTCAGAAGATCATCCCGGCCTTCGCAATGATGGCAAAAGGTTTCAATAAATTTTATAGCCCTATTTGCCTTTTTCTGGTCAAATATAAACTGCTGGCTTTCCAGCCCTTTTATGATGTATTCATAAAATAATCGTATCCATTTACCGACAACTGCGGAGCCATCCTGAATTGATTGATAATATTTCAGTATGTAATTATCCATCCCTCATCAGCTCCTTTAGTTTTCCCTCGTTGCTGCTGGGCGGTGTAAGTTCATTTAGCTGTTTGATAATTGCCTGATAATTCTTGTCCGTCGAAGTGAACAGTCTGGCCGCCGGTCTTTCCCGTTCGTACGGCTCCGTCTTTTCTGACTGTGTAAAGCGTTCCGTCTCTCCGTTCTCCTGGATGTCTTCCCATAGTTGATTTAGCCTTACCCGGAGTCTTGCCGCTTGCACAATCAATCCTTGTGCCACTGCAAATTTATTCGGCGGCAAGTTCTTATAAATCTTTGTAAGTCTTGCTATCTCTGATTTTTCTGTCACTATTTTTGCTGCCATTTTCCTCCTTCCTGGGTAGGGGTCCTTCGCGCATGGGAGCGGAATATCATTCTAGGGGACTCGGTGAAATTTTCTTTCACAAATTATTTTGAATAGGGGGGAGTCGTTGTCACATTTCCAAACTCATCCACAAAATATCTCTTCTTCCTTCCGTGTAGCTTCGCGTGACAATCCATACACACCAGTTCTAGATTGTTAAATGACATCGTGACCTCCGGCTTTGTAATGTTCTCCGGTGTTATCTCCGTTTTGTGATGCACAATCTTTCCCGGCTTATATATTCCCTGCCTCAAACATTCTTCGCATAGTCTCCCAACGCTCTTAGCATATCTATCCCTGCATATTTTCCATTCAGTGCTGTCGTAAAATTCACGTGCGAACTCTCTCGCCATGCTCCACCTCCAGTTCTACTTTCAATGTTGTTCCTTTTCCCGGTACGCAAAAGGCGCCTGCACATTATGCGCAAGCGCCTTTCGAAAAGGAGGTTCATCGTGAACTATTACATAGTATCATTATATCATTTTCTTACGGGCATTGTGGGCAAGTTTACGTATCTGTAAAATATCCTGGACGCAGTCCGTCTATCCATTCCTATCAAATCTCCAATCTTTTCCCAATTCATTCCATTTATCACCCTGTATTGTATTATATCGCATTCGGGAAACGGCGCCGTACTTATGTATTCGTCCAGCTCCCTTCTGTCTACTTGCAATTTCTCCTTGTAATATTCAACCTCTCTGTCAATGCGCTCTTTTTCTTCGATGTACCATTCCCCAAAGCTTTTCCTTCCTGCTCCCTTCGGCATATCAGAGGCTATATTCTTTTTATATGGATTAAAGCTTTCGTGGGCAGCCATTTCTTGATAAAGCGACTTTAACTTATTCATGTCTTTTTGAACCGAGAAGAGCTTTTCTAATTCCATTTTTCCTCCTTCGATATTTCCGGCGGTTCTTTTGGAACAATTGGTATATTGCTTATGATATCCTTATGTTTGCGCAGCTCATTAGTCGCCTGCTGCCATCTGGCCGCAAACGTCCTCTTCCTTTCTTTTTGAACTTCTCTTATGAATCCAATCGCCCATTCTAAGGCGGCAACATCCTTGTCCCAAATGTCGCCCTCTTCCTGGCTCATCTCCTGGTGATGCGCCTTTATCTCTTTCAATTTTTCTATTCTATTCATTTTCCACCTCAAGGAACGGCCGGCCGAACCGTCCCTGTATGCACGCCATAGGCGTTTATGATTGATTTGTTATCCTGCTACTCCATAGCGGCGTTCTGCGTCTCTGGCCGCCTCCTGGCTAATCTTTGCATAACACTGTAAAGTTGTATCCACTTTGGTGTGTCCTAACTTCTTCTGTACCATTTCCGCAGGCGCGCCGCGATTAATCATATCGGTTCCACACGTACGGCGGAAGGTATGCGGTGATATCTGTAAGCCCTTCAGCCTGACATCGCGGCTCTGGATGGTTTTTAAAATATAGCGCACTCCATCGTCGCTAAGTCGATTGTGCGGTGCTTTCTGGCTGACAAATAATGCCTGGCTGTCATCTTTCCTTGACCGCAAATATCCTTCAATATGTACTTTGGCTTGCGCAGAGAATCGTATTTCTCTCTCTTTCCGTCCTTTCCCGACTATGTTCACCCTCCGATTTGATAGGTCAATACTATCCCGGTTAAGCTGTACAATCTCTGATACGCGGCCTCCTGAGCTGTAAAGGAGATCGACCAGTGCAAGTTCCCGTTCATTCTTACAACAGCACCGGAATATCTCGCGCTGCTCCGGCGTCAGAATGGAACCCATGCGATATTCTTCTTTTGTTTCTTTTATTCTTTTCATTGGGTCAGTAGTAATTACATCATATTCGTAAGCCCATTTGAAGAAAGCCCGGAGGGAACGCACCTTTGAATTGTACGTTTTATCTTTCCATTTCTTCTGCACCTTCCCACGCGTCAGATATCCGATGACATGCTTTTCCCGTATATCCCTTATTCCGGTCCCGGCATAGAGAAGCAGATTTTTAATCTCGTATCCATACTGCTTGATGGTTGACCTGGTTTTTCCGTCTATGATAAGCTGATTCTGCCAGTCGTGCAGAATTTCGAACGTATCATCATCACTTTTTATTAGTGATGTGGAGTCTTCGTTCTTTATAAACGTGTAGTCGCAAAGATTCATGAAGAGGATTAATTTTAGCTGCTCCATGCGGTCAGGTATTATAAACTCACTCGCTGCTACAAGGATATTGTTGATTACCATACTTGCACTCATCGTTCCGCTCATCATAGACTTGTCCTCCTATTTTTTATTTGATTTTTCGGAGGATAACTGTTATAATATAGTTATCCAGTTTTAGAGCCGGCCGCATCCGCCAAGATAGCCCGGCTCTTTTTCTATGCTTCCTGTACTGCTTTCTCTGTTTTCTTACGCTCCACTTTTATGTATCCTTTTGATGTAATTGACAGTTTTGCTTTTAATCCGTTTCCGATGTCCAGGGAGGCAGAATCAAGCTTTTCTTCGACAATTAGCTCTGCAATGTGTTTCAGTAAATTTCTTATGGGTTCATCTGCCTCTTCTGTATCCGCCTGCTGCCCGAATTGCCCCTCGATTGCTTTGCATGCACGTTCTTTCTGTCCTTTTTTTCTGGCGTATTCTTTTGCGCCGTAGCAATCGCATAATTCTGTAACCGCTTCATTTACTTTTTCCTGGTCCCACGGAATAAGCGTCTCTATTTGTCCCATCTGTCCGCAAAACGAACAAGCTCCTGTCTGTATTTCAAGTCCGTCTGGCATTTCTCGCTTTATTTCTTTCAAATCATCCTTCAGCATTTTATTCTTCCTCTCCTGCTTCCCTGAAGTAATAACAGGGTTTGCACACTATCATTCCGCGTTCGTTCCTCTCCGGCTCTTC